CTCGTATGACCTCGGCAACTGCATCGTGAAGCCGTTTAGCGCAAAATCGCTTAGGGAGACCATACAGAAACTCAATGAGAACATTGTGGGAGACTGTAAGTTTGAGATCTCTGCGGATTACGACAATGATAAAGAGTTTTCGGTCACAAAACCGGTGACTGTGCGCGCTGCGATGCTCTCCAACGGCGGCAGCAGCATTGCGGACACCTACCTTGGCTATTGGGAGTTTGACGGCATGAAATGCACGCTTCGGCTTAAAGAAGAGGTAAACCGGGGCGCAGTCATTGCATACGGTCTGAACCTGATAGACGTTACACAGGAAAAGAACATCGACAACGTATACACCCACGTCTATCCGTACTGGGCAAACGCGCAGAAGGGCAAGTTTTATGCGCTGGACCCCATAAAGGCGTCTGATATCGAGGGATACCAGAAGATCTACCCGCTTGACCTGACTAGTTACTTCCAAAAAGCACCCTCTGATGAAAGTATGCGGAAGGCGACTACTGAATTCTTGTCTAAGAACCAGATCGGAAAGATAGAGCCAAGCCTGACCGTAAGCTATGTGCAGCTGGAAAAAACGGTAGAGTACAAAGACCAGAAGAACAAGATCATTCTGCGCGGCGATACAGTAGAGGTGCGTTACCTGCGCCTTGGCGTGAATGTGCTGGCAAGAGTGACAAAGACGGATTATGACGTGGTGCACGACCGGTATGCCTCGATCTATGTAGGCAAGGCAAGCGAAAAGCTTGCAAGAACCACCGTGAAAGACCGCAACCGCATGAGCACCACGAATGACCGCGCTGTTGACGCAAGCCGTGTGGCCACAGACTACATTGGCGAAACGGACGATGGCGGCATCCAGTTCGGACCCGGAAGCTTTAATTACACAATCAACGAAAAAGGACTGGAACTTAATGGCGTAAAAAACAAACTGGTTATCCACAGCTGGCAAAACGAAGAAACCGGTGAACCGCTCAAAAGCTTTGAGGAACAAACCTATTATGTAGACCTTACCGGATACTCCGCTATCCTGATCACCTACGAAAGCACAAAGGGCGCAACGTGGTTTGCCGGCGGCGGCAGCGGCGGCAGAGTGTCCAGCATCATACCGGTAAACGGAAAAAAATACACGCTTATGTATGCGTGGAACACGCCGCATTTTCGGAACATAACGGTTTATCAGGACCGTATCGTTTTTGGGCCCGGGAAGGAACGTGAATCAAAGTATACGATTATATCTACGGTGCTTGTCGTTGGCGTAAGTTACACCGGCAGTTTTAGCTTGCAAAGTCCCGGCTCTGATGGATGGGCGACTAACAACGCTGTATGCGTACCACAAGAGCTTTTTGGTTTTTTGTAAGGAGGGCTATCGTGAAAAAAGAAGATTACTTATACCAGTGCACCGTGTGCCCGGATGGGCGCATCAAAAACGGTGGCTGGACGCTGAAAAGCGTCATTCCTAAAACGCTGCCGCCGGATCAGCTGCTTTTTGAGGATTTTCCGGCCAACAGCAACGGCGGCAATGACTATATCTGGGACGGGCAGAATTTAACTTTTGACCCGCTGCCGGAGGAAAGCGAGGAAGCAAATGCAGAAAATCAGGATTGATTTTGATAATCCCGGCCTGCCGCAGCACATCAGTGCGGTGGAGAACGACAGCCAGAGCCGTTTCTTTCAAGCGACGCTGTACGAAAACGGCAAGGCGTATACTGCGCCTGAAGGAGCTGCTTACAGCATCATGTACCGTGGCTTCGGCCCCCAGAATCAGGGCTGGTACGATACCATCAATGACGGTGCAGGCAAGCGGGCAGCTTGTGCCGTGTCCGGCAACGTTGTTACCTGCGAGATCGCGCGTCAGGCGCTGCAGGTGCCGGGTCATGTGAGCATCGTGCTTTGCGTTACGACCGGAAAAGGCTATATGCTCAAGAGCTGGCCTATCGAGTGCGACTGCAAAAACGACCGCTACGACAGCACGGCGGAGATCCAGAGCTTTTTCTACGTCACGCAGATCTCTAACGAATCGTGGACGCAGGCGATCCAGGCGGTTGAAGAGCTTAAAAACACGATCGACCCCACCCTCTCCCTCTCCGGCAAGGCGGCGGATGCGGCAAAGGCGGGAGAGGCGGTTGGTCAGCTAAAAGAAGATATAGATAATATAGTCAATGGTGTAAAGCCTGTACACAAAGATATAGTATGGCAGGATGGGTATATTGATAAGGATGGAATTGTAAGAAAATCCACGCTTTCAAAATATGCAGTAATTTCGTTAAAATCTAATGAAACTGTTTATATAGGAACTACTAATATAAACATAACAATGCTTGGGAAAACAAATAGTGACACTGTATCAGTAGGAGATACTGTAACACCGATTAAAATAACAAGTGCTTACGAACATTTTGAAGATTACACATATTACACACTTGAAGATGTCAATATCGTTGTTTGTGTATTGGCATCAAATTATGAATTGAAGTTTTATGAAAAGCCATTTTTCTTAAATGAGGATACAAAGGTTTTCCATGTAACCGATTATGTCAATGGCAGCTATTATAATACAGGAATTTTGAATGAGTCAACTAACAGAGTAAGGACAAGTAATTTTTTAATCCTAAACAAAGGCGAGGCGGTTGATGCAAAAAATATTCCTTATGGATACGAATTGAATATTTCATTTTTTGATTTTAACACAAAAAAATTAAAATACGGAGATGAATGGGGCGGTTTATTTCCTTATGTGGCACAGGAGAAGATATTAATGTTGCCCGTATGGAGAAGAACAGATAATTCTGATTTGTCACCAAGTGAAATAACGGGAGATGTTGTCATTTATGGTACTTGTCTATCAGATATTAAATATAATGATAGTGTTATTGCAAGTAATTTGGGAATACAAGACAAAATAAACCAAGCAAATCATTATCGAAGAAATAATACTAAACCATTATGTTTGGCACATATTTCAGATTTGCATCTTGATAAAATTAGATTACAGAGATTTACAAATTTTATTAGCAATATAAAAAACATTGATGATGCGATTTGCACAGGGGATATGGTAGACAAGTATGCCGACGGAATGGCATATTGGGATAGTGTTAATGGTTCTAAAAGAATATTGACTTGCATTGGTAATCACGATGGTTTATTTGATTATAGTGGCACTTATGATTGGTACACAAGTCAATGCACTATGGCACAAGCATACGAAATATTTTTTGAACCATACATTAGTAATTGGGGCGTGACTTCTCAAAAAGGAAAAACATATTATTACAAAGATTATGAAACTGAAAAAATAAGAATCATAGTGTTGGATAGTATGCGTAGTGGAGAAGATGTAACAAATCAAAATGATTGGCTTTCAAGCACTTTATTAGATGCAAAAACAAAAGGATATTCAGTGATATGTGCAGCTCATTGTGTGCCTGAGACATCTAAAGTGAATTATATTAATTGCACTTTCAATTCTATCAATCTGAAATATGAAGATGAATATGATACTTGTGTTACAAATGCAATCTATCAGCAAACCGTGCAGAATTTTATTGATGATGGAGGTAAATTCATAACTTGGATTTGTGGCCATACTCATGTTGATTTTGTATATACAACATCAGAATTTCCTAATCAGTTATGGATAGTAGTTGCTTGTGGATATCTTTCAAACAATCTTGACATTGATAGAACTGATGGTACAAAAAATCAAGATGCATTCAATATATTAACTTTCGATACCAATACAGAATTAGTAAAGGTTATTAGAGTTGGAGCTGATAGAGATAGAAGTATGCGACATTTGGGAACAATGAGCATTGATTATAACACTCATAATGTTATTTATAATGATTAACCTAATTAACCAAAGAGGGCTTTGGCCAACTAATAGAAAGGACGTGACATGATGGCAAAAACTATTTTGGATGTTTCCCGCTGGCAGGGTAACATCGACTGGGACAAGGTCAAGGCAAGCGGGCTTGTCTCCGGCGTGATGCTGCGTGCACTGGGCAACAGCGCAAAGGACAAGCCCAGCAAGCCTTACATTGACCCCTGTTTCGCCCGCAACTATGCCGAGTGCCAGCGACTGGGCATCCCCTGCGGCGTGTACTACTACTGCAAGGCGGTCAACACGGCAGAGGCAGACGCAGAACTTGCCCTGTTGCGCAAGGTGCTGACCGGCAAGACGGTGCAGCTGCCTGTGGCGGTGGACATTGAGGACACCTATGTGCAGGCACCGCTTGGCAAGCAGACCCTGACCGACATTGCAGCGCACGCGCTGGCTGCTATCGAGCAGATGGGCTTTTACGCCATGCTGTACACCGGACTGTATTTTGGGCAGACGAACCTGTACATGGGCGGCGCTGCGCTGAAAAAATATGACGTGTGGCTTGCAGCCTACCGCAGCAAAAAGCCCACACCGGAATGGAACTTTGGGCTGTGGCAGTACACCAGCAAGGGCAAGATTCCCGGCGTTGTGGACGCGATACCGGGCAAGATTTCCGGCGTGGACTTGTCTGTGCCCTACAAGGACTACGCTAAAATCATTGCAAAGAAGGGTCTGACCCGTCTTCGGGAGGGCAAATGACCGAAAAACAGGCTATCATCTGGGTGGTGGGCATCCTTGGCAGCGTGTGCGCGGCAGCAATCACACTGGACAAGGTGCTGGACATCATCCACAAGTACATCAAAAAGGCACAAGCGCCGGACGCAGCACAGGACAAGCGTCTTGACGAAATGGAAAGGCGCATCGGTGCGCTGGAACAGGGACAGCTGCAGCATGGTGCTGCCCTGACCCGCGACCTTGGGCGATTTGGAGAAATCGACGAGGTGAACCGCCTGACGCTTGAAGCCGTCCGTGCCCTGCTGGAATCGCAACTGACCGGAAACAACGTGGCAGCCATGCAAGCCAGCAAGGCGAAAATCGACAACTATTTAATGGAAGGAGTAACCAAGCATGGAAACACTGGTAACTAAGCTTTTGTCTGTTCTCCCCGCATGGGCGGCGCTGCTGCTCATGATGGGCGGGTTCGTTTTTTACGCCCTTGGCGGCATCCGTCTGGGCTACGGCGCAGCGGTCAAGACGCTGGTGCTTGACCTCATCGACCAAGCTGAGAAGGAAATTCAGGGCACCAAGCGCGGCGCAGAGCGCAAGGCGTGGTGCGTAAAGATGTTGCGCACCTACCTGAACAACAGCCGGTGGGGCAAGCTGGTCAGCTGGGCTATCACCGAAGAGACCATGAGCAAGGTAATTCAGTTTTTCTTTGACCGCATGAAAGCGGCACTGCAAAAGCAGTAAGGAGTAAGACCATGAGCAGCACTACATACGACCGATACTATTACGACCAGCGCGTTTACCCGATTCTTCTCGCGCGGCACGGTAAAAATCGAGCGAATCGCGCAACGAGACGCGCAGAAAGGCGCAACGCCGGACAGCTGCCGCAGCCCTTCTGGCTCGGTGCTGCCTGTGGCAGCGGCTCGCGTAGTGCTGCCCGCTGCGCTGCAAGGACTTGACCGACAGCAGATGACCGCCGCCATCAAAAGCGCACCGCTTGGGAGGGTAGACCGTAAGATAGCCTTACTGCGGTACGTTGAGCGGCTCCCGCTGCCGGACATTGCAGCACAGACACATTACAGCCGGACGGCGGTAGGCTACCGGCTGAGAAGCATTGAAAAAATGCTGAATGTGTGATATCATACTTTTAATTGGATGTGATTTCTCACGAAACGCATTGAAGCGGCAGGCTTTCAGGTCTGCCGCTTTTCTTTTTGCACGAATTGTCGTAGGTAAAGTGGGGGATTTTGTATTATTTGCACTAGTTTTGTCGAAAGGCTTGTCTTACAAGTCAAAACGTGATATTTTATTTTTGCTTCCAATGTGAAGCCCTTAACAGTTAAGCGCTCATGCGGATTTTTCCGTGTGGGCGCTTTTCTTTTTTCTTAAGATAATCAAGCTTTAATCAAGCTTTAATCAAGCTATTTTTTGTCCTTCGTTGTACCTTCGTTGTCCTTCGTTTTCTCCCGGTACGGTACACTGGGTGCAATAGGAGGGATGCATTATGAGCTATTATCCAACAGCCGGAGCGCCCTATGTTCCGCAGCAGCCTGTCAACCCTTACGGCGGTATAGGCACAGTTGGCCTTGCCACTCCCCTGCCAAACGCACAGATGCAGCAGGCACAACCGCAGCGTCCGCAGCCGATGAATGGGCAGCAGCCTGTTCAGCAGTCGGTACAGGACGGCGGTTGGCTGCTGGGCAGGCCTGTTTCCAGCAGGGAGGAATTTTTGGCGATACCGTCTGACCTGTATGGCAGACCGACCTACTGTCCCGACCTGCGGAGCGGCGTGATCTACTACAAGCGGCTGAACCCTGACACCTGCGAATCCTATGTGCAGGAGTTTTACAGCCCGGAAGCGTGGCGGCAGATGCAAGCGCAACAGGCACAGCAGACCGCTGCACCGACACAGCAGTATGTGCCTGTTGAAGAGTATAACACTCTCGTCCACAGGCTGGATGAACTGGAAAAGTGGCAGAAGAGCTTTTCTAAACCCGCTGCCGCAGCAAAGAAAGGAGAATAAGCAATGCCATCTCCGTTTGATATGATTACTCACAGCCCTATCATGCAGCTTGCAAATCTGGCTCGTGCCGGGCAGAACCCTATGGGGCTTATCCAGCAGTTGAGCGGGCAGAATGCCCCCATCATGCAGGGCTTGAACCTGATTCAGGGAAAAAACGAAGCGCAACTCCGAACGATGGCGCAGAACCTCGCTAAAGAGCGCGGCATTGACCTGAACCAGCTCGCAAGCGTCCTGAACCTGACTCTGCCCCGATAAAGCATCCCTCTAAGCGAAACGCTTCTCAGTTTTGCGGACTTGATAAAAACCGCTTTTGTTTGGCTTCGCCCATCGCACACGGCGGTGGGATAGCATAACACAAAACTGAAAGGAGTTTTGTTATGGACGATTTTGCAACTGGCTATCTGGCTGGGCAGGACGGCGGCAATAACAACGGCGGATTCTTCGGCAACGAAGGTCTGTGGGCGGTTATCATCCTCGCCATCATCTTCGGCTGGGGCGCAAACGGCTATGGCCGCAACGGCGGCGACAATGGCATGAACGCCTACATCCCCTATCTGGTCGGCACTGGCGCAACTGGTCAGGGTGGCGCAGATACTCGTGCGGCTTTGTCGGAGGGCTTCTACCAGCAGGACACTTCCCGTTCTCTGGCTGGCATTCAGAGCGGCATCTGCTCTCTGGGCTATGACCAGCTCGCACAGATGAACACCCTCAACGCTGCCATTGCGGGCGGCTTTGCTGGTACTAATCAGGCGATCTGTCAGCTCGGCTACCAGAACGCACAGCTTGTGAACGGTCTGGAACGCAGCGTGTCCAACGGCGACAACGCCATCAGCCTTGCCATCATGCAGGAGGGCAACGCTCGGCAGGCTGGTCAGACCGCACTTGCCACGCAGCTGGCATCTTGCTGCTGCGAGAACAAACAGCTGATCGGCGACCTGAAGTACACCATCGCAACTGAGGACTGCGCTACCCGTCAGGCTATCGCAGACAACGCACGCGCCATTGTGGACAACTGCAACGCCAACTTCCGCAGCATGATGGACTACTTCACGCAGGACAAGATCGCCACTCTGACCGCTGAGAACCAGAGCCTGAAGTTCGCCGCTTCCCAGGATCGTCAGAATGCGCTTCTGACAACCGCGATGAGTGCCCAGACCGACGTGCTGATGAACCGGCTCAACCCGCGCGCACAGCCCGCCTATGTTGTACCCAATCCCAACGCAACCACCAACTGCTGCGGGAATGCGTGCTACTAAGGACAATTTAACTCCCCGATAACACCGGGTGAACCATCGGGGCAGGGGTAAGACACCTCTGCCCCTGATTTTTATAGGAGGAAAACATTATGGCTTGCAAAACAAGCTGCAAACTCTGCCCCCATCTGGTCTTAAGCCAGTCCGTTACGTTTGCCAACGATACTCTGACCATCAACATCCCTGCCGGGTCTTACGCAGCGGGCGAAAAATATTGCATTGTCGTTGCCCAGAGCTTGCCGGACACGACCACCATCAACGCCCCTGTGGTCATTACCATAGGTGCTGGCACGACCGCATACCCTCTGACCGACTGCAATTGCGCTCAGGCGACCGCTGAGAGCATCCACACCCGCACTCGCTACGCTACCCGTGTGGCAACGTCTGCGACCGGCACCGGCACGTTTAAGTATCTTGGCTGCTTCTGCCGTTCCCACGCCGGTGCGCCCGCGTCCATTTCCTAAGGAGGTATAGATTATGGGCAAGAACACTTTTCGCCGCATGATGATGTTCCGTGACCACGACAAAAACCGTGAGCCGGAGCGCGACCGCCTTGAGGAAGAGCGTGACCGCAGGGAGCGTGAGCTGGAACGCCGTCTGCGCAAGCTGGAAGATGGCAGCGACCGACATCCTTACTATCCGCAGGAGGAGAACCGCTACATTGACCCCTACCCTATCCCCCGCTACCCTGACGTAGAGTATGAGCGCAAAATGCCGCAGATTGGCTTTTCGCAGAACGGAGACTGGGACAAACGGTCTGGGCAGTATGAGCATGGCGGTGCGGACAGTCGTTCCATCAAGATGCCGCGCAAGCACCTCACCCACGATGAAGCGGAGGAATGGTGCGACAGCATGGTGAACGCTGACGGCACGAAAGGCTGTCACTGGACGCTGGAACAGACGCAGGACGTTGCCAAGCAGCGCGGCATAACCTGCGACAAAAATGATTTCTGGGCCACCATGAACATGATGTACAGCGACTACGGCAAAGTCGCAAAAATGTACAGCGTAGACAACACCAACTTCTACGCAGATATGGCTGCAGCGTTCTTGCAGGACAAGGACGCTGTGGACGGCAAGCTGGTCGAGTACTGGGAATACATTGTAGAGCACAGATAAAGTCTGCAGACTTTTTGCAGACTTTTGGAACGCTGGTAAGCGTTAATATTGCGCAGTATCCGTTACTATTCGCAAATGCACAAAAACAGAAAACCCGCATGAACACTGGATTTTCCAGCATTCATGCGGGTTTTTGTGCTATGCAGAAGAAGGGACTTGAACCCTACTTTTTCGGCGTTTAAACATAACGTTTTCCATTTTGCAGACTTCTTGCAGACTATTTTTCACGGTTTGAAACGTAGTCGTCCAGGCGGGCGATATATTTTTTGTCTTCTTCGTCGCGGAACTGCTGATATACCCGACGGGTGGTCATTATATCTGCGTGTCCCATCAGCTTTTGCGCCACCTTATCCGGCACGCCTGCGTAAAAGAGGTTTGACGCATACAGGTGCCGGAACTGGTGGGCGGTAACGGTGGCTTTGTAAACTCTTCTTTGTGTTATGTGTTCCGGGGCATTTCCGTTTTTAGGTATCTTTGTCGGGTGCGTATACCACTCTGCCAGACCGATGCTTCGGCAATACGAGATCCAGCGGTTGTTATACCCGGACTGAGTAAGCGGTGCTTCGTTGCCTGACATCACATAGTCTGTCGGTTTGCAATCTTTTTGGTGCTCGAGCAGTGCTGGCTTGAACATCGTCAAGATTGGCACATCGCGATAGCCGTTTTTTGTTTTAGGTGTTTCGAGGTATGGCTGGTTTTTGTGCCACGGCATGGCACGGTTCACATGGATCACACCGGCGTCAAAGTCCACATCCTTCCACTGCAGGCCGTTGGCCTCTCCGATACGCAGCCCGGTATACTCGAAAAGCTGTGCCCAAAAACCGCAGCCTTCCGGGTGCGCGTGTATTACGCGCTGCTGTTCGGGCGTTGGCTCTTCCCTACTGCCCCGCTTCATCCCGGCGGGTGGCGATGCCAGCAGAACGGGATCGCCCGTCCCATGGTAGTTTGCGCACCAGAACTTAAACACACAGCTTAACACGCTTTTGGCGTTTGTGATCGTATGCAAGGCCTTGCCATTGGTTTTCATCCGCTCCATATAGCTGCATACCGCCTGCGTGTCAATATCCTGCATGGGAGTATCGCCAAAGTAGCTCACGAAGCTTGCCAGATACCTTTTGTATGCCGTTATCGTGCTGCGCTTTATGGGCGTACCGTCCCCTGTGATATAATTTTCGTATGCTTGCGCCATCTCCCGGAAGGTAGCACCGCCGTTATTTTTGCTTTCTTCCAGTGTTGCCTGCCGGTAGGCCTCTTCATACTTTGCAGTTGCTTCGGCAACCGTGGCGCCCAGGAAGTGCTTATACTTTCCGTCCGGCATTTTGCGCTTGATCTCGTACCGGCCGTCAGCGCGTTTCGTTCTTTTTCTTGGCATCCTCTATCGCCTCCTTGTTTATGGAGTAGACGTCCTCCATGTCTTTTGCCGCTGCCATTCCGCAGTCGCGCGCCTGACACAGCATTTCAATATTTGGTTGCAGACCATCCGGGTCCACATCCGTTTTTGTCGCCATCGCGATCTCGTAGTGGCTCAAGATCGTATTGACGACTGCCACCCTGTCCCGCAGCGGCGTGTGCAGGTTGGCCACCATTTCGGTAAGCACGCTCAGATGGTCCGACCCGTGCGCGCCGTAGCGGATGTACAAGAGCGTGTCTACCTCGTATGCACTGCATTCTTCGATGGCCTCGTGCAGCATTCGACGTTTTTCTTTGTCGGTGGGGCCATCTTCCAGCCGTTCCAGCAGCCCCGGGTGTATGCAGGAATCCAGATACCGCTCCAGCGAAACCCCACAGCCCACGAACCACTGCATCATCATGGGAAAGGAGATCGCGTTAATTCCCTGCTCCCACTTAATTACGCTTTGTCGGCTTACGCCCATTCGTTTCGCAAGTATGGCTTGGCTGATTCCGGCCTCTGCCCTTGCTTTTTCCAATGTTTCCGCAACACGCAAAACCCAATCATCCATTTCCAAACATCCCCTTTTTTCGACAATTACACAAAATTCGACTGTTTTTCTGTCTTTTTTGGTTTACCATAAACTTCCAAAATTTGATGTCGAATCTGTTCCTTTTTCCGTGTTATAACATAATTGTCAAAAAAATCCAGAAGGAGTGCAAAAATAATGGATAACATCGAGGTTCTAAGCGAAATCCCGGAAGATATGGTAATTATTGACGGCATGCCGGCATCCAAACCGCAGAACGCTGATGGAAGCCGCAAACCGTGGGAGGGCTAAAAACTATGACCAACACAAAGACCAAGGAAGCTATGCTCTACGACTACGCACAGGACAACGTGCGCAAGCTTGTTTATCATCTCTCGCAGGCCGGGTCTGATGGCTCTGCCTATGATGCAGCCTTCCAGATCCTGAAAGCTGCCGTTAAGGATCACGACACCGGCCACGACCCCGGGGCGCGGTATCGCAACATCAATGGGCGCATCGTTGCAGTGCCGGCAGAGTCCCCTTGTCCGTGTGATCAGGAGCATTAACCTCAAAGTTAATTTTGTCGGGCGTTCAAGGTGTCCACAGTGGACACCTTTTTGTTAATTGCCCCCGGCGGGCTGGTGCAAAAGCTCCATGAACCTTTCACCGCTCATAAACTCAATGCTTGCACCTTCGGCGTTCATCTGCTCCGCCTTTTTTATTTTGGAGGACTTTTCACCGAAGCGTTCAGCCCATTCCTCTTCCCTTTGCGCGCAGACAAGGATCTGCGTGCGTGGACTAACATTTGTGCGTACCTTTGCACCCAGCGCTGCGGCTTGCAGACAAGCCTGCTCTCTATCAATCGGCAGCTGACCTGTTATCACAAGCGTTTTTCCATACAGCGGATGCTGCGGGTCTGCCTGCTTGTTTTCAGGATATCGCACATGACCGGGACGGCTTTTCGGCTTTGTCGGCGTGGGCGCTTGTGCCTTGGTTTCTTTGCTTTTTGTGGCAAAATTGTGCACCTGTAAGGTTGCCTTTACGTCCTCCAAAGCATCGTGCGCGTTGTAGTCGTACCCGATTATTCTGGCTGCGCTTTGCAGTGCCATGCGTGAGCGGTGGCCACCGCTGGATGCATTGCAGTAATCCACGATTTCCTTCATCGGGTCACACCAGAATAAAATGTATGGGTTTATTCCGTTGACCATTAGAAAGCCCTGCTCAAACGAGCAGTTATAGGCCAGAACTTTGTCGGAACGGAAAAGAATATCCTGCACATAGGGTGCCACCTTTTCAAACGGCGGGCAGAACGCAACGCGGGGCGGGTATATTCCGTTTACGCTGGAAGCGCTTTCCCAGCTGTTGTGCCGCACTGCTCGGCAGTACTGGTTCATCAGCACGTTTTCGTCTTGGTCGATGATGGACACTTGCAAAATTTCATCTGTGTCGCAGTTTAGGCCGGTGGTCTCAAAGTCAATGACGACCGCTTGATAATGCGCGTCTGCGGCGCGTCTTTCGTCCTGATCGGCGGCAAGTTTAACCAGATGATCCTGCTCATACAAGCCATCTGGCGGCTGCGGCGCTTGGCACGGCTCTCTTTTTACAGGATCAGGGTAGTCCACCGTGCGCTGCAAAACGGTTTCAATGTGGTTTTGCTCTGCTTGCTTTTTCTTTTCGTGCTTTTTGTAAAAAACATATCCGGCAGTAGCTGTAATAGCTATAAGAACCAAAACTAAAACTGCCGGGTGTACCTTACTGAAAAGCGTAAACAAAAATGCAAAAATGAAAAATACCAGAAAAAGCAGAAAAGGCATAACCACAAAAACGTTAAACAGGATGTACAGACACCCGGGTGATTTTTGCTGATTGTTTTTCATAATACTTCTAGACTCAATAAGCAAACTTCATAAATTTACTTCCCTGTTTGTGCGCTTCTACCTTTTCCAGTGCTCGCGCACGAACAGCCGGTGATGCTGCACTCATGCAATCGTAAGCGTCCATAATCTGAGATATAGCGTTTCGGTCATTTACATAAGTGCTCATTTTATAATCAAACTGCGCATTATCTCCTTTAAATCTATATGTCACTTTTTCTGCATTTATGGATTTTTTCAGCATTGAGATTTCCTGTTCATCTGCAATATCATCGCCAAGCTCCCAGACGTAAACATTGTCGGTAAAAATCTCTTTTACTACTTTTTCGCTTTTTTTAGCTCTATCAATTTCTTTTTTGTAAACTTCACCATCCACTGAATAAACTATTTCGTTCCAGAAAATCCAGTTTTTTGCGTAATAAGTGTACATCAACCGTAACGGTTGAACATTATTATCAACAACGCAAAAATACGGAAGAATAAAATTTGTCTGATTCAGTTTAGGGTAATCCTTCCAAAAGAAAAAGTCCACATTCTCCACGTCATCATGTTCGCGGTAAACCGTATTGTTTAACTTCTCGGCAAGTGCATCCACCTGAAGATCTTCTAGTTCTTCCTGATACAATTTCAGCTTGTCGTAGTTAGAAACCATCGACTGCCATTCTGTCGGCATGGAATTGAAAGCCGCCTGTGCGTTATTGATTGCAGTCTCACTTTCCAAAGTAACCGGGGCAATCTGGCTGATCAGTGCTTCTACCTGCTCCGGGGTCACAGCACTATTCTGCTGTGCAAGCATCGCAAAGGGAACGTCCCCGGCGGGGCTGGCGGCCAGCGCGGGTAATGCAGTGCCTGCCATCAGGGCTACCACAAGGCTACTCGCCACTATAACTTTGCATTTTTCCACAATTTTCATTTGAAATTCCTCTTTTCTCTTGATTTTTAACGACAACAGTTGTAACATAGAATTACAAAATACAACAAAAAGGAGTGTTACTTATGCATGACGCTGAATTTCTTGCCTACCTGAAAGAGCATCCCGCACTGTGGGGCATTGTAATGAGCGTTTTGCTGGAGCATTCCGAAACCGAAGATGCTGCACAGGCGTCCTGAACCGGATGCCGCACAGGAAAGGAGTTTTATATGTTCGAATTTTTCCGCAAGAAGAAGTCGCCCGCTTATGAAAAAAGCTACAGATCCGGCCACGTTTCCTGCGCTATTGATGAAAACGATCTCAACAAATACACCATTGATTTCCAATCGTCTTGCTATGAAGACGACCTACCGGAAGTGGAACAGATCGTAGACGAGATCCTGCTGGAGATGAACAAAAACGGTGTAGACTTCGGGGTTGCCATGCAGGTGCCCTCGCTCTTGCACAAAAAGCTTACATCCTATTTTGATTGGTACCTTGCCAAAACTGCCGCAAAGACGGTGCCGTACTTAACGTATGATGGAGACGATCAGAGCGATGACGGAAACCATAAAGGCGAGAACTGACATTGTATTTGCAAAATGCATCTCGCTTTTACGGCGATCGATATAGCGCAAATACAATTTTCCGTCCGTGGTGATCTGATACACAGAGCTTCTTATCTCCATTTTTTCCAATTTGACTTTTGTCTCGACAAGCTTTTTCTCGTACAGCGTTTTTACTCTTTCTGTCCACTCGGCGGTCTGATCCACCGATCCTTGTGCTATCACACGCAGGGTGTTCAGCTCGTCGGTGGATAGCACCAGCTGCTCAAAATCCATTGCGGTCACTCTTCCTTTGCTTTTCCGTTTTTTAGCACAGCCAGCGCGGCGGCTTTTGCGGCTGCACGCGCTTCCGGCGTTGCATTTTTATAGGCTGCTTCTACATCAGCCCATTCCCATTGGAGCCCGTCCATCCCGGCGGGCTCTTTTTTTGTGCCCATAAGCTCGTCAACGGGTTTTCCTAAAACTTCCGCTATTGTCATCCACCGTCTGCGTGTTGGCGAAGATTTACCTGAAGCCCAATCGCTTACGTTTCCAGTGGATGCACCTATTCTTTTCGCAAACTCATTTTGCTTCATGCCTTGTCGGTCAAGTTCTTCAAAAAGTTTTGGGCATTTACAATTTTCAGAAATGTTGCCCATTTCCTCATCTCCTTCTTTGTGCGTTTTGCTATTTTTTCGCAAATCTCGCATTTCGTATTGAGTTTGCGAGATTTGCGAGTTATAATACAACCATACCGAGCGGTTGACCAGAAGTCCCCATACTCTCCGATCGCTGCCGGTACTTCACAGGGCTGCCACGCAGCAGTGAGCCTTCACAGCTAAGCGGGGAATTTTCTTATACCGTCCTGTTGATCAGGTGCCTATGCGCGGGCACCGGGTGCAAAAAGCAGAGGGTCGCGCGTACCTTCCAATCTGCTTTCTGCCCTAAACCCAAAAATGTTGCCAAGAGTAAAAATGATAACCGCAATATCATTTTACACCATCTTGTATGGCTTGGCAATGTTTTTTGCGGGAAAACATGAACAATTGTGCGCAAGCGAGGTGAAAGAATGAAACGGACGACCGTTACGCCTGAATGGATGGGCGAAGTGAGAAAACGCATGAAAGTAAACAACATGACCAGCCGCGATCTTGCGGCGGCGTGTGGCTGGAGCGAAAGCGTTGTGCGCAAGTACATCAACGGCTTGTACTATAACGACAACCCCCGTGCAGACATTGAGATTGCGCTGAAAATGAGGTGACGCGGATGCTGGCTTATCTGATGTGCTTTATGGCAGGTTGCTGCCTGATGGCGTTTTTGTTTATCTGCGCCACAAAGCCGCCCCGCAAAATGCTGGGGGTCTGGCTGGCGTATTTTGGCTTGATCATGGCGCTGGCATGGCGCATAGGAGGTTTGATGGTATGAGAAGTTGTTCATTTATTTTGGCTGATCTGATGGTCGCCCTGGGACGCGACCCCTACCACGCAGCCTGCACCGAAATGTGGCTGATGGTGATGATCATCGCGCCGGCACTGGTGCTGGGGCCTTACCTGCTGTGCCGCTGGGACGAGTATATGCGTGCCGAGAACGCCCGGCGGCGTGCGGCGCGGAAGCGGAGAATGGAAAGGTGCGCAAAATAAAATGTATATCATGAATCAAAAACGCGATATCATCGTGAACTTTTCCCAATGTGCGGAAATCTTTATCAATTCAGACTCGTGCATTAAAGCCCGGCCTTCCGGCATTGACAATGTTTATTTTTTAGGGACTTACCCCACCAAGGAAGTGGCGCAGGCGGTTTTGAACGACTTGTTTATACACGCACGGGCAGACAAGACTTATTACATGCCGGATGACGACCGGGCTTTGATTATTGCACGAGCGACAATTTGTGACAGTCCAGATAAATTTTCCTCGAACGGAAAGAAAACGGTTCGTCGAGGTGGCTCATGATTTTACCTATTCTGAACGAAGAGATTCATGTTGACGATGTATTTGAATGCTTGGTCGATAAATCCGTTTTAGAGGTTTGCGAGATCAAGCCAAAAGGCCGCTTTTTTCGACGAGATGGTAGTTTTTATGAAAGAAAAGAACCTCTTGTGATTTTAAAAGACCGAAAAAGCAAAAAAACATTTGAAACCAACTTGATAACCGTTCAAACGCTTTTAATGCGGAGGATCTCTGAATGAATGATGTTTCTTTTGCGCTTCAGCGTAAGGCCAGAGAGCAGATGAAATGTATTCTGATGCAAGACATTTTGCAGGATCTGACTATCTGTAAAATTGAAGGTTGGTCGTATCTTGAGTATCTGAACGAACTCAAGGAAATCATTGATAGCTTTTTATCAAAACAAGTTACATGAGTGTTATGGAGGATGTTATGGGATATCCTGCTCACCGCTGCGCATTATGCGGCGCAGCGCTGCCGGAAAATGCCGGAAGTGACAGAAAATTTTGTGATGCGTGTCGCAAACTTCGCAAGAAGGAGACGAACCGCCTCTATCGGCAGAGGCACAGCGCCGGGGAAAACGCAAGGCCGCTGGTTGTTCGGTATTGCAGCGTTTGCGGCAAGGCGCTCCCGGCGGGATCTCCGCTGAACCGGAAGTATTGTCTTTCTTGTGGCGAGAAGGTGCATCTGGAACAAGCAAGAGAACGCGCCCGGCGGGTTTGGGCAGCAAAACCGAAGGTCAAAAAGCCCGCACCGCTGCCAAAGCCTGCACCGAAGGAGAAGCTTTCTCCCGGCAGGCACCGCAAGGTAGACAAGCCCTGCAAAGAGTGCGGCACGATGATGTACGGCGTGGATCCCGGCAAAATGTTTTGCGATGCCTGTAAGAAGCGCAGATGCGGAAAGGGCGGCGCGGATACCGGCGCGCAGCCCGGCATTGTAAAACCAAAAGAAAAGCCCAAGACCAACCACGACCTGCTCGTGGATGACAACGCTGCTGCCGCAGCGAAGGGCATGAGCTACGGCCACTTCAAGGAGTGGCAGCGCAGACAGAAGGAGTTGAAGGAACGTGGCGAAATCTAATAGACCCGCAGCGTGGCATGAGAGCTACGCTGCTATATTTGGCCGATATGGCTGCATCCGGCTGACTTTGGAGCAGGTCAGCGTATGTATGGGCATCCCGGCACGGTATGTGCGCAAGCGCTACCCGGAAGGCTGGTCTAACATGGCCGGGCAGGAAGGCTCCGGCCGCGGCAACACCATCCGGCTGGACACCCTGCTGGATCAGGAATTTGGTACTTACTGAGGAGGGATTGTTATGGAAGAACTTGGAACACCGTTTGTTTGCACTGTGAACGCTGATGGCTCACCGGATTTTACTTTAATGCCTGACCCGCCAAAAGACGTTGACCGCAACATTGCCCCGGCGGGCAGGCTGATCGACCCGGAAAAGGCAGATCAGATGGTGAAGGACAGCGTGGATCGCGGCGCACCGACCCGCGAGATCGCCACCGCAATCCGGTATCTGATACTGGCTGCCATGAGCATTTGCAACGACAGCATAAACGCCTTTGAGCACTATCTGGACGCAAGCGAGGACTACCAGCGGGAAAACGCAGAGTACATGGCACTGGATGACCGCAGGTCTGCCGCACAGATCCAGAGAATCCTCGACGTGATATCTGAGCTGGAGGGGCTGGAAGAGCATTAAGACTTTTTGGAGGCGGCGCAAAATGGTAAGCAAGAATGGAATGCGTACCCGCGAGCGGATCTGCTATCTGATAGGCAAGTATCAGTGCCGGCTGGAAGATGAACGCATCTCCGACCGGGAGAAAAAGATCTACGCGGACGTTCTGGAAGATCTCCGGCATCTTCTGGAAACGGCAATGCAGGAAGGGCTTCAGAGCTAACTTTCCGGTTTTACACCAATGGCGGCAGGTGGGTAAACAAAAGCCGCTGCCATCCCCTTTAGGCCGCCGAAACATTATTTTGTGTTTTGCGCCTATTGTGACAAGATGTGTGGATTGGGACCACACGGGACCCCGGCGGGCCTTGAGAAGCCGGTAATGTGCAGATAGCAGCACTAGTAAAAAAATCCGCAACAACCTACTGCGTCAAAAGGTGGGTGACTTTGTATCCGTAAGACTCGCACCCGGTAATAAACAGTTGAAAAGTAGTGTCGGTGACTGCTGGAACATAGACAGCCTTCCGATGGCGGCAGGAAGTAAAACAAAAGCCGCTGCCAGCGCAATGCGCAGAACAAAACTATGGAGGTATGTATTATGATCCACGAACGTAAAGGCGGGCATTTCCGCCGCCAGTACAGCGCACAGGCCAAGAAGGCCGGCGAAGCCATGATGAAGGTGATGCGGGACTTTGCAGAGCCGCTCAGCGTGCAGGACGCGCGGGATGCGTGCACCTTTTGCCGCAGCATTCTGGAAAGCCAGGTGCGCGGATGCCCGTACAATGACGCAGCGCTGGAAGCGGAGGAGGATCTGGATGCGGTTGCAAACGCTGATGAGCCCGATGCCTAAATCCCCCACCTACGAGGAGACCGCCACCGGCTACGCCATTGCCGCTATGCGCATGGCAGAGCTGCCGCCGGATACCATCCAGCAGGTGGTTGCGGAGATGCGCGTTATGATCGACAAGTATTCACTGGGCGAGGCGGCGCAGATCGCCACCTCCAGCCCCTACTGATGGAGGTGATAAGGTTGGCAACGCCAAAAGCTTCCGGGCGCGGCAGGCCGCAGAAGAGCGCTTCTGCGGCTGTTTGTGCCCCGGACGTTAAATTCCCTGTTGAAGTGCCAAAAGCCCCGCAGACAGCCCCGCAGGCGGTCTCAGTTCTGATTAAGGCCATCAGCGAGGATGCAATCAAGCTGAAGCTGCTCCCAAGTGCAAACGCCGTGCACAAGATGATGGACGAAATCTTTGGTAATGGCGGCTGGCGGATGCGCCGGTATTCTGCCGATGGGCGGCTGTGGTGTCAGGTTGGCGTTTACATTCCCAGCACCAGAGAGTACTGTGACAAGGAATCCGGTGCACTCAATCTTCCGTGCCGGGACGTTGCTCAGATGAAGGAAGATACCAGCTTTGTATCTGCTGCTTCCTTCTGGGGTGTCGGCAGGGACGTGATGGAGCTGGACGATATTGTGCTCAAGAGCACGCAGGTGCCCATCGTCAAGGATGACAAGGGCGTTTGTCGGTTGCAGACCAGCCTGAAGGTCGACCGCTTCGCCTACGATGACGCGGGCAGCATCACTATGGTGCAGTTTATCACCGGCGAGGGCAAGAAGGTCTTATGGCCAGATGCGTGATCGGTAAGCTTCCGGTGGTATATGACCCGGTTACCCGGCGGGTGGACGTGGAAAACTCTGCGGAATTTGTGGAAACACAGATCCGGCAGAAGCTGGACGAGCTGGCGCACGGCAAGCCGCTGCATCTGATTTTGTCGGTAGACCTCGAACGCAAAAGCCGCACCCTGTCCCAGAACCGCATGATGTGGGCGCTGCTTACCATCATGGCAGACCACTACAACGGCGGGCGCACCGGCGGTGTGACCCCGGAGGACTGCTACACCGAAATGCTGGAGCAGTACGGTGCGGCGTTCGACTACTTGGAGGTACCGGTGGGTGCTGTGCCCATCTTGCGCAAGTCTTACCGGCTGGTGCACGTTGTGGAGCTGCTGGACAACAACCGCTGCACGGTGAAGTGCAGTCAGGGTTCCAGCACCTTTACCACGGAGCAGATGGGGCAGTTGATCGACGGAATATTTGACCGGCTGGCGGAAATGGGCGTCAACGACCCCAATGTTACCGCCTACTGGCAAGAGTGGCAGGAGGCGCCAAAGAAATGACACAGAAACGTTTTAAAAAATTGCTGATGGCTCGCGGCGTCAGTGCAATCTACGCACGCGGCCTTGTGGAGTACATGAAGGAGCTTCGGCAGACCATTGAACAGGGTAAGGACCTTGTGCTGCTTGCGGATGCCGTCACTTGCGAGTTTAAGCCGGCTAGGATCTACCCCTACGCAGAAACCTACAAGCGGATCTTGGAAGGGCGTGATTTCCTTGTCTAAATCCATCATGCAGTCCCGGCGGGAGTGTTACGTCTGCCGGATGAAGTACGGCGTTGTGACCGCCAAGGACTTGGAAGAGCATCATGTGCTCAACGGCCCGCTGCGCCCGGTGGCAGAGCAGTACGGCCTGAAGGTCTATCTCTGTCACCGGCACCACAACGAGCCGGGATACAGTGCCCACTTTGACCACAAGCTGCGCCTGTATCTGAAAAAGCAGGCACAGCGAAGTTTTGAGGATGTGTATGGTCACCGCCAGTGGATGGCGGTGGTCGGAAAGGATTATTTGAAGTGATTAACATTGTAGCGATCATGGGCAGGCTTGTCGCTGATCCAGAGCTGCGCACCACCCCGGCGGGGCATAGTGTGTGCAGCTTCCGCATTGCCTGCGAGCGTAGCTATTCCAAGCCCGGCGAGCAGCGTCAGGCAGATTTTATTGACGTCATCGCCTGGCGGCAGTCGGCGGAGTTCGTCAGCAAGTATTTCAAAAAGGGCAGCATGATTGCCATTGATGGCCGCTTGCAGACCCGGAATTATCAGGACAAGAACGGCAACAGCCGCACCGCTGTGGATGTCGTGGCGAATAATATCAGCTTTGCAGGCGCAAAGCGTCAGGACGGCCAGAATGCGCCCTCTTATGAGCAGCAGACTACAAGCCATGTGCAGCAGGCAAAAGCCGCACAGAACGCTCCACAGCCCGCCTACACGCAGGGCAGCATGGATGACTTTGCTGTGATAAGCGATAACGACGATCTGCCGTTTTAGGGGGGGGTAAGGCGTGAAAAGTAAAACAAAACCGAAACAGGACAGTTATGTTGTCTTGCAGCGCTGGATGCGCACAGAGCTTGGATTGAAGGGCAACGAGCTTGCGGTGTATGCCATCATCTACGGCTTCTCTCAGGACGGTGAGAGCGTCTATAAAGGCGGGTACGGATACCTTGCAGACTGGACAGGCCTGAGCGAAAACGGTGCCCGGAACATCGTCAAGGAGCTTGTGGCACGCGGACTGCTGAAGGAACTCAAAACAATGGTGGGCGGCATCCTCGTGAACCAGTACGTTGCAGTCCGAAATCCGGTGCCGGAAACGGTGCCAGAGGATGGCACAGACCCCTACAAAAATTGTACCCCTACAAAAAATGTACCCCTACAAAAAGTGTATCCGAACCCCTACAAAAAGTGTATCCAGACCCCTACAAAAAGTGTAGACAGGAAATATATAGGGAAACCTATAGGGAAACCTATCTATCCGCGCGAGGAGCGCGGAACGGATACGATGGATGGATTGGATACCGCACGAGAGGATGTGTTGGAGCGCTTCCGGGAGCAGCTGGAGCTGGACACGCTGGAGCGCCGGTACGAGCCTGAGAAATTGGAGGAGCTGCTGGACAACATTGCGGATATGTACTGCTGCCCCGGCGCGATCCAGATTATCGGGCAGTATCCGCAGACCACGCAGTCCATCCGCAAGCGGCTGGACAAGCTGACCAGCCAGCACATCGAGTACGTTCTGGATGCTCTGCTCAACAGCACAAAGCCTGTCCACAACATCAGGGGCTACATACGGGCGGTGCTGCTGAACGCTCCCACTACCATGGAGCATTACTATCAGGCAAAGGGCAACAGCATCGCAGCTGGCGGAGGAAGTAGGCGCTGATGCAGGAGATCTGGAACGAGGAGCTCTACCCTCTCCCAAAGAGCAGCCCTTGCCGCAACTGCCCCTGTAAGGCGTGCTCGCCGAATTATTACAAGAAATGCACAACATGGCTTGCGTGGTTTGCAAAAAGCTGGGACAGCATTCAGCAGCAGGCCGCAAAAGCCGCAAGAATCTGAGAATGGGGATATCGTCATGAGAACAATGGCAAAAATCGCGATCATCAACCTGAAGGGCGGCGTAGGAAAATCCGTCACCGCCTGCAACCTCGCCTGCCTGCTGGCAGAGATCTGGTCCCGGCGGGTGCTGGTGATGGATCTGGACAAGCAGGGCAACACCACCAAGTTTTTCAACCGATTTGCTTATGGCCGCAAGACCATGGGCGATGTGCTCACCCTGAACGCCAAAATGCAGGATGTAATCATGCAGACGGATTTTGAGCACGTCGATCTGGCTCCCAGCAACATGGAGATGCTACTTGCCAACAAAAACGTGATGCTGGATGTGCTGCGGCCGCAGTGGGACAGGCTGCGCAAGGCGCTGGACACCATCCGCAACGACTACGATTACTGCATTATCGACTGCCCGCCTGACATCGACATGGCCA